GAGGTATCTATTTGGAATGGTGTTAATGCTACTGACGGACAAGTTGCTGGTATCATGACATTATTAACTACTGACGCTGCTTTACCAACTGCAAACGAGGTTGCTGGTACTACTTTATCTTCTTCTAACATATTGGCTGAGCTTGAAAAAGTTTACAATGCTATTCCAGCTGCTGTTTATGGTAAAGAAGATTTAAAAATCTACGTATCTCAAGCTGCTGCTAAATACTATGTAACCGCATTAGGTGGTTTCGGTGCTTCAGGATTAGGTTCTAATGGTACAGATGGTAAAGGTATGCAATGGTATACTAATGGTTCTTTAACTTATGGTGGTATTCCATTATTCGTAGCGAACGGATTAACTGCTAACCAAATGTTAGTCGCTCAAACTTCTAACTTATTCTTTGGTTGTGGTTTGTTGAATGATGCTAACGAAGTACGTTTGATTGATACATCTGAAACTTTAGGTGACGATAACGTAAGAGTTGTTATGAGAGCTGGTTACGCTGTTAACTACCACTCAGTGTCAGACATCGTGACTTACGGAATCACAAATTCCGCGAATTAGTAACTGACTAATTATCAATAACTAGGGGAGGGGGTTGCTCCTCCCTTTTTTTATAACTATTAAAACTAAAAAACTATGGCTTGTTTATTAACAAAAGGTAGAACAGAGGCTTGTAAGGACCAAGTAGGTGGATTGAAAGCGATATATTTTATCGATTATCAAATCGCTGCTGGTGACATTACATACGACGCTACCAATACAGATATGATTACAGCAATTACGAATGTAGACCATTTGTATAAATATGAATTAAAAGGAGCAGACAATACTTTTGACCAAGATGTAGTATCTGATAGAAATGCGGGTACAACTTATTTCTCTCAAAAGTTAAATATCAGACTTAAACACCAAGATATTGCTACACACAAAGAGATTAAGTTACTAGCATACGGACGTCCTCACATTGTTGTAGAGACTAATAATTCTCAGTTCTTCATTATGGGATTAGAGCAAGGAGCTGACGTTGTAAGTGGAATGATTTCTACAGGTGGTGAGATGAAGTCTGCATCAGGTTACTCTTTATCATTTGTTGCAGATGAGAAAGTACCAGCTAACTTCTTGAATGCATCTACACCAACTGCTATGTTAGCGTTGTTTACAAGTGCTACTTTAGTTACTTCTTAGTAATTATCTACACATATAGTTAAATGGGGATATCGATTAAGTTCGGTATCCCTTTTTTATTAAAAACAAAATGTTAGATATAAAGTTATATATACATGATAGTATTAAAGCCTATATCTACATCACAATCATTTAATGTTACGCAACGTAATGCAGATTACAATGCTAATAAAATGCAGATAACGGATGAAGAGACGAATATATCTAGGGTAATTGACTTGACAGCTGTTATTTCGCACGAAGAACAAATAGCAAGTAGCTTCGGGTATATGTATAATTGGTATACAGCTGTTGACACAAAAAATATTGCGAATCCAAGTGGCGGTAATGGTCAAACAAATACATGGAGAGTTCCTTCACAAAGTGACTTTTCAGTATTAAGTAATTATATTATTCATAATGTTACAGGATATTACGAAGGTGGTAGCTATTATGGAGTTAACAATGCTTTAAAAACAATTGGAACAACTACAGCTAATACGGGATGTTGGTTTGCTGGAGCTGGAACAAACATATTAAATTTTGACGGTTTACCTAGTGGTATTAGAACAGTTAATGGTCAATTCATCACAGCTGGAACTGATGCACATTATTGGACTACAACTCCTCATGCGTCTGAGGGGTATTCAATATATGTAAATCTTACAAGTTATTTAAATTACATTACTTTAGATATTAGTACGCTAGTAAATGTAGGGGGTTCGATTCGATTAGTTAGAAACGCGACAGCTAGCGAGCAATTATTAGCTAACGGAACTAATTCTGTTGACAATCCTACTCAATTAGATTCTTATATCGGTAATGATGGTAAGATATATAAAACTACAAAGATAGGTACGCAAATATGGTTAGCTCAAGATTTACTAGAAACTAAATTTAACGACTTATCAAACATACCTGAAGTATCTAGCAATGGGGCGTGGTCTGAGTTGACTACATCTGCAAGAAGTACATATACAGGATATAATGTTAGTTTAACAGATTGTACAGGAATCAATGTAGAAATCGTTGAGGTACTATCATCAACTACAGATGGTGATTATTATGATACAATTACAACTGCGATTGACCCAGCATTGAAAGAAGGACATACATATAAGACTGTATTGTATTACGATACTATAGACCAATACACATGGAAAGGTAAACTGTTCTGTACAGCTCAAGAAGATGTTAGAGATTACAGCGTAAATAACGATAAATACATAAAAAACACAACAACTAACGAATTTATACTAAATGACTAGTAACCACGTAATAGAACTATCTGCATACACATCGCCTATAGTTACGGAAGACAAACGTAATGAATGGGTAAACTATGGAGAGGACAATAATTACTATCAATTCTTAATCGATAGATATTCCAATTCTGCTACACATAGCGCAGTTGTGAACAATATCAGTAGATTGATATACGGAAAGGGTTTGAGTGCCTTAGATGCGTCTAAAAAGCCAAATGATTATGCACAGATGTTGACTCTATTTACAGCGAATGACTTGCGTAGAGTGATACAAGACTTATATTTATTAGGTCAAGGAGCGTTCCAAGTACATTACGACAAAGGACATAGGAATGTTGTTAAGGTATATCATATTCCTGTGCATTTATTGCGTCCTGAGAAGTGCAATGAAGACGGGGATATTGTAGGGTATTACTATTCTGATAATTGGGAAGACCCAAAGAAGTTTGTACCTAAAAGATTCGATGCGTTTGGAGAGGGTAAAAGTGAGATAGAGATACTAATGATTCAACCTTATTCTGTAGGTACGAAATACTTTAGTAGAGTTGACTACCAAGGTGCATTAGAATACACTGTACTAGAGGAGAAGATTAGCGAGTATTTGATTAATGAAGTCACAAATGGATTCAGTCCTACAACGATTGTAAACTTTAACAATGGTACACCTACTGACGAGCAAAAAGACGAGATTGCAAGAAAAACTATAAGCAAATTAACTGGATCAACAGGTAAGAAAGTAGTAGTGTCATTCAATGAAGATGAAGCTAAGAAAACTACAATTGATAGCGTACCATTAAATGACGCACCTGAACACTACCAATACTTATCTGACGAGTGTAGAAGTAAGATTTTAACAGGTCACTGCGTAACTTCACCACTAATATTTGGTATTGCTACAACTACAGGATTTAGTGCAAATGCAGACGAGTTAAAGAATAGTGTAATACTATTTGATAACATGGTAATAAGACCAAAACAAGATGTATTATTAGAAGCACTAGATAAGATACTAGCGTTTAATGGTATCTCTTTAAATTTATTCTTTAAGACTTTACAGCCTTTAGAATTTGTAGACTTAGCAAACGCACAATCTACGGACCAAGTTAAAGAAGAGACTGGGGTTGAAATGAGTGCGGAGGACCATATTGAGTGGATTGATGGACACGAATACATTAGAATAGATAGCAGAGAGGTTGATTATGACTTAGAAGATGAATTAGATGCTGAATTAGAAGCGTTAAACTCACCAAAAAAGACGTTGTTATCTAAGATTATCAACTTTGTATCTACAGGGACAGCAAGAGCAAACACTAAATCAGGTCAAGACGGTGCTATTTTCAAACATAGATATAGATATGTGGGTGGAGTTTCTGACAATACTAGAGATTTTTGCAAAGCAATGATTAAAGCAAACAAAATATATCGTAAAGAAGATATTATCGCAATGGGTGAACAAGCAGTAAATGAAGGATGGGGACCAGAAGGTGCAGATACTTACTCAATTTGGCTATATAAAGGTGGTGGCTCATGCGGACATAAGTGGGTGAGAGAGACTTACTTACGTAAATCAGATGTTAATTCTCCACTAGCTAAAACATTTACCCCAGCACAAACACGTAAAGCTGGGGAGATAGCACCAACTAATGACAAGCGAGTATATCAAAGACCAACGGATATGCCGTACAATGGATTCTTACCAACAAATAAACGATTCAACTAATGGCAGAAGCATTATTAATAGGGAAAGCAGATTTGCAATCTTACACAGCATTAAATGGAAATGTTGATACTGATAAAGTAATTCAATTTATAAAGATTGCTCAGGATATTTGGGTACTTCAGTATGTAGGTACTGACTTAATGGATAAGATTAAGAGTGATATAGTTGCAAGTACGTTAACAGGTAACTATGCGACACTTGTAAATACGTATCTAAAACCTATGTTGATACACTTTACAATGGTTGAATACTTACCATTCGCTGCATATTCGATATCTAATAAAGGATTGTATAAACATAGCTCTGAGAATGCGGAGATAGTAAGTAAAGAAGAGGTAGATTATTTGATTGAGAAAGAGAAACGTATTGCAGAGAATTACGCACAAAGATTCTTAGACTATATGTGTGATAACGAAAATTTATTCCCTGAGTATCAAACAAACACTAATGGGGATGTTTCCCCACAAAAACAGAATTATTTATCAAATTGGTATTTATGATTAAAGAGGTATATAAGCCTAAACAAAACAACATTGTTAAATTAGAGTTATATCTTAAGAAGATAGAGAAAGATGGCAGACAAAAAGATAAGCGAGTTAACACCGAAAGCAGCACAACTACAGGACGACGACCTGTTAATGATAAGTGATTATAACGGATCAACGTACGACACTAAATCTGTTACAGGTGCCAATATAAGACCTTACAAAACTGTGATGTTCAACATTAGTCAGAGTTCTACTTCAGCACCTACAAAGAATTGGAGTTATGAAACAGAGGTAACTCAAACATTTACATTCGCTAGATTAGGTGCTGGAGCTTATGAGTTAACTTCTTCTAGTGCTTTATTTACAGCTAATAAAACATTTATAAATATAACATTAGGAAGTGGACCAAATGGGATATGTATTGGAGCTTTTAGAATAGATGCTAGTACAATATATTTTACAACTTCAGATGGAGCTACGGCAAGTTTTACAGATGGAGCTTTAACAAACGCAACGTTAGAAATCAAAATAATAAAATAAGATATGAGTTTACCAAATTTAGACAGATTAGTTGCTACGAAAGGAACTAAATTAGTTAACGATACTACAGAGGTTACAGCTACAATTGCTGGTATTTTTGTGTTAGAAGATACAGTATTCAACGCTATTAAAGTAGCTGGTACAGACGTTAAGAGTACGTATATTACTACTCCAGCTACAGCAGTTAAAGCTGGAGCATTGATTACAGGTCAAGGCGTATTATTTAGTGGTGTAGACTTAACAAGCGGTTCAGTTAACTTAATATTAGGATAGTATGCTATACGGATACGGAATACTAAACAATCATGTTCCAACGTTAAAGGCTACTGTTATGAAAATTGGCGCTGCAGTGAGTACGTTACTTACTGGGCTTTACGCTGTATATAAAGGTGAATCAAATGCAAATGATTCATTAGGCACTTATAACGGAACAGCACAAGGAGGTTTAACGTACACTACTGGGAAAAGTGGTAATGCTTTTACTTTTAATGGTACTAACGCTTATGTCAGTTTACCTAATGATTCACTTAATTTATCTAGTAATTTCAGTTATTCATTTTGGATAAATTCTAATGATACAACTAGTGGTAGTAAAATAGTGGTTGGAAACGTGCAATCACCAAGGTCAATATATAGTTTTTTTCATGGGTATGAGATTGGAACTGGTTCAGGTAAATACTATTTTTACTTTAGGAATGGATTTAATGTACAAATTTTTGTAGAAACAACAAATGTAGTTAACAATGGAAGTTGGAATCACATAGTAGTTACTTACAACCCAAACAATCTGACAACAGGCGCTCAAATATATGTTAATGGTACTATTAATATTCAAGGTAATACATTAGGTTTAGTTAGTCCTATTGGATATTCATCACCAATGAAATCATGTATAGGCGCTAGAGATCATAGTGGGGCAGCAGTTAATTTTTTACCAAACGGAACTATTTTAGACGAAGTAACCGTATGGAACAAAGAACTAACGTCAACAGAAGTAACCCAATTATATAATAGTGGAGCTGGTAAGTTCTACCCAACATTTTAAATTATGATTAAAGTAAGAGAATTAACAGAACAACAAAAAGACCTTTTAATAGGTCAAGTTTGGGGATATCAAGGACAACTATTTAATCCTCAATTAGATGCAGATGGAAAATGGTTTATTTCAAATGAAGAAGTAAACGGATGTACTTTGCAACAAGCTGAGTCCATCCCATGTGATGCATGGCTATTGACTTTACCTGAAATTGATTATAATCCTGTAGTAACTGAGTTTATCTAATGCAAGAGGTTAAGAACATTTTAGAGCAGTTACGCAAGATGAAAACGCAAGTAATTATTATTTTGCTAATTGCTTTTATTTTGTTCTATTACCGACCATTGATAACTGAGGTTGTTGAGGA